CGTTAAGTTTGGTGTGTCACCAAAAGACAATATTGACAGAGAAAATAACGGAATTAAAGACATTAAGAAAAATGCCTCAAGCACAAAGAAAAAGGAATCTCGCACAGAGGATGAGAGAAAACAGGATGAAGGACATCCCAGCAGATTTGTTGACCACTCAGAAAAAGAAAGCCAACCAACTGAAGAAAGAAAAGAAAATGTAACAGTAAGAAAAATACGAATTATTAAGAAACAGTAATGATTGACGTAAAAAGTAAATCAAAGATTAACATCCACTGGAAGGTTTCTCCTTATGATTTCTCTAAGGAGAAGCTTAATTCGCTGATTGCTAAAGCTAGCAAGAAATATGAAATTCCAAAGGATAGGATAAAAGTCATACCAGAATTTATTATATCAAATGATGGTAGTGGGGATATTGCATTGGCAACTGACATTATTCAGAATATTCAAGACCCTCAGTTCCAATTAAAATTGTTCCAAGACTATCTCAATGTAAATAAGATAACTGATTATGACTTTGAGTTAATAAAGAAGATTGACTCTGAGATTAATGCCCAGATTGACTATCAAGTATATGACAAGTATAGGAGGTATTCTATCAAGTGGATTAAGTGGAGCAATTTTCTAAGTTATGGTGAAGATAACTATTTCGACTTCACAAGTATCAAGCATCTTGTATTGTTGAGTGGTGAGCCAGCAAATCAGAGTGGTAAGACAACATTTGCCATAGATTTGCTGCATTTCTTGTTGTTTGGAAAAACCACTAAGGTTGCAACACAAGATAAGATATTCAATAAGCATATACCAGAAGCTATTAACGTTGTTGTTGAGGGTTGTATTAACATTGATGGTGTTAATTACATTATTAAAAGAACGTTATCAAGACCAGCTCTTGATAAAAGAACTTCCAAGAGTAAAACCACACAGAGGGTAGAATATTACAAAGTTGTTGGTGAAAATAAGGAAGAGTTGGAAGATTACATTGACAATCAGCAAGAAGAGAATAGTATCCAGACCAATAAGGTTATCAAGGAAGCCATTGGTAGAGAGAGTGATTTCGATTTGATTATGTCTGTCACAGAGTCTTCATTGGATGACCTTGTTAATAAGAAAGAAGCTGAAAGAGGTAGATTACTCTCAAGATGGATTGGTTTGCTACCTATTGAGGAAAAAGATATTCTTGCTAGGGAGAAATTCAATTCAGAGGTTAAAACAAGGTTGGTATCGAACCAGTTTAATGAAGAGACATTAAGACAAGAGATTAGTGCTTATGAATTGAATATTAAGACTCTAGCAGCACAGAATAAGAAATATATTAAGGAGAATTCTAGTTTAGAAAAAGAAATTGCCAATCTAGAAAACAATAAATCAGCATTACTATCTTCTAAGAGACAAATTGACGAGAATCTTCTGAAGATTGATATTACCACACTCAAGGCTAGGATGGCAAATGATGTTACCGAAGGTAAGAAAAAAGGTGAGGAAATAAAACTAATTGACAAAGAGATACAAGAAATTGGAGAGGTTGATTTTTCAGTAGAAGAGTACGACAAACTCCAAGAGGAACTGTCTAAGGTAAATTCTGAGATTGCTGTAATAACTGAGAGGTATAGAACAGCAGACAAGAATTACAAACACCTTCAGTCAAGTAGATTGTGCCCAGTTTGTGGAAGGGAAATGCAGAATTTCGACCAAGCAAAGCTTTGTATGTTAGGGCATGAGGTAGAAGACATCAGTAATGAGGGTAAAAAGAAGAGAGAAGAACAAAAAGCAATACAAGAGAAAATAGACAAACAGAAAGTGAATAGAGAGCTATTTACAAAGAAGTCACAGTTGACTATCAAGAAGTCTGCACTAGAGGTAAATGTAGAGCGTTTAAGAAACGAGTATAAGGAAAAGAAACACATAAAAGATGAGTATGAGAAGAATAGTGAGGCTATTGATAAGAACAATGAAATAGACATCCAGATTAGAAATACTGACGCATTCATTCGTGACAAGCGTAACACTAGAGAAAGTAATTCTTCTTTCATTGCAAAGAATGAATCTGATATGAAGAACCAGAGAGAGCAGATTGAAACTAGAATGAAGCTTATCAATAAGATTAAGGAGGAAGAGGTTTTAATTAAGAACTGGAAGATTTATCTTGAGCTTGTTGGTAAGAACGGTATTACTAAAATGGTACTCAGAAAGACATTACCAATTATTAACGCAAGACTAGCACAATTACTTGGTGATGTATGCGACTTTGATGTAGAGGTCGGAATTAATCTAAAGAATGAGGTTATGTTCTATCTTGTAAAAGATGGTGTTTATTCAGACCTAAGTAGTGGTAGCGGATTTGAACTTACAGCATCAGCATTGGCACTGAGAGCAGTTTTGGCTGATATGTCAACTATACCAAGAATGAATGCTGTTGTTTGGGATGAAATTTTTGGTCGTGTAGCAAAAGAAAACTATGACAATATAAAACATTTATGTCATAAAATTGCCGAGTCATACGATTTTGTGTGGATAATAAGCCATAATGATGAGATAAAAGACTGGTGTGATGATAATGTTGTAGTTAAAAAAGAAAATAATATTTCAAAGATTGTTTTGAAATAATGTTAATATTACCAATCAATATGAACCAATATGCTAATGATTTTACAGAAACCGTTAGGGTCTATTATGATGACTTGAAAAAATATAAACCTCTTACGAAAGCGAAAGAAAGACGATTGCTGAAGAAATGTAAGAAAGGTAATCTAAAAGCTAAAAATGAAATATTGGAAGCTAATCTTAGGTTTGTTTTCGATATTGCCAAACACTACACAGGTCGTGGAGTACCTATTTCAGAGCTTATATCTGACGGAAATATGGGGCTATTAAAAGCGATTGATAAATTTGATGAATCAAAAGACGTGAAATTTATATCGTATGCGGTCTGGTGGATTAGACAAGCGATACTAGAGTCCATTAAGAAAAGAAATGCTATTAATTTCGTTGAGATAGAACCAAATACAGACAATGATGCCTCAATAGATAAGAAACTTATTGAGGACGATGAAGATGAGGTTTCATTCAACAATGATTTCTCAAATGAGAATGATGAAAAGAGTAGAGAAGTGACTGAGAACCAGAGAAATATCATCACAAGTCTAATAGGTACGTTATCAGATAGAGAACGTGACATTGTGGAAAACTATTACGGTATAAATGATAAAAAGGAGTTAACACTCACAGATATAGGTAAGAAATACAATTTGAGTAGTGAAAGAGTTAGACAAATAAAGCTAAATGCGATACGCAAACTACGTTCCAAAATATTATTGTATGATGATTTGGAAGATTTATTTGTTTAATGATATTTATAATTAATAAAAGTTATAATGATATGGCAAAAAAAGAAACTGTAAAGAAAAGTACAGCCAAGAAAGCAACAAAGAAAGTTTCGGCTAAAAAAGTTGAAAATATAGAAGAAGTGACAATAACTGAGCCAGTACAGACTGAGGAAGTGGTTGAGGTTGAAAAGCCTGAATTGAATTATGAGGGTTTATATAAGGAGTCTGATAAGTCAGTTGTAGTGGAGAATGAGCCAGAAGATGATAAGGTATTTCAAGAGCAAGTTATGAAACACGTTGCTAGTGAGATATTGGTAGAAAAAAACAACAATTTAGACGAACTGCTAACCATGAACGAAGAGGAAATGGTAGAGAAAGCTAAAGAAAAGATTACAGAAATTAAAAAAGTAAATAATGAGAGGGTTAATCAAAGAATAGATAATATATTTGGTTATCTCTGGAACGGTCAAGAAATGGATTATTAGTATGGCAAGTGAAATGAGTATTACAAAGAAGATGTTGGCTACTTTGAGAGAAGGAAGAGTAAATCAAGCAAAGCAAGCATCACAAGTATTTGTTAAGGAAGAAAAGGAAGCTGACAACTTCATCACAAGGTCTAAGATTCTTATGGAAGAGGCAATTGATAAAAAAAAAGTCTTGACCGAGGAAGAGCTTGATGATGACCACAAGAAAACATTTGAAATAAAGAAGGATACCCCACAGTTCGGTGATGTAAGAACGTCACAGGAAGAGGCATTGCGTAAAACAATTAATGATAACATTAAATTTGAGAGTAATGCATTGAAATATTATCCTGATGCAGATGATATGACACTTGATGGTAAGATACCATCATTAAATCTTACTTTTCAATTTAGATACTCAGACCCTTCTGGGGCCGATGGCTGTTATTTATGGTGCGATGCTATGCAATTAAGTGAAACAAATGCTAGAACTATTGGTAAAATCCGTGATGCTTATATGAATTGGCGTAATTCCATTACATCTGATTCCGACCTTATGGAAAAATTGAAAAAAGCAGCAGAAAATAATGAGTAAAAAATTAACAAGTGAAGAGTTTATAGAAAAAGCCAAAAAAGTTCATGGAGATAAATGGATATATGATAGTGTAAACTATGTAAATGCAATCACTAAAGTTGGGATTATTTGTAAAATTCATGGAATATTTTATCAAACACCAAACTCTCACTTAAATGGCCACGGTTGCCCAATGTGCTGTAAAACTGGTGTTAAATTATCTTCTGATGATTTTAAACGTAAAGCAGAGATTGTTCATGGGAATAAATGGAGGTATGATAAAGTATAATATGTTAATGAAAAAACTAAAGTATGTATAACATGCCCTATTCACGGAGATTTTTGGCAAACTCCAGATAAACATTTACAAGGACAAGGATGTCCTATGTGCAGAGGTAAAAATAGAAAAACATCTGAACAATTTATTTCTGAATGCAAAGAATTGTATGGGGATAAATACGATTATTCTAATGTAGTATATGTTAATAAAAACACTAAAGTTTCCATTATATGTAATAAATGTGGAAAAGAATTTTTAATGACACCGCATAATCATTTAACACACAAAGAAGAATGCCCTTATTGTAAAACATCTAAATTAGAAACTTCTGTTGAGAATATATTGATGAAAAATAATATAGAATATGAACAGCAAAAAGTATTTGATTGGTTTATAGACGGAAAAAGCATAAAACGTTTAGATTTTTATTTACCAGAATATAATATAGCTATTGAATGTCAAGGGCTACAGCATTTTAAACCAATAGAGTGGTTTGGTGGTATTGAGGCATTTAATTCTTTAGTTGAAAGGGATAAATTGAAAAAAAATCTTTGTGAAGAACATAACGTAAAAATTGTATATTATTCAAATTTAGATATTCAATATCCATATAAAGTTATTACCCAAGAAGACGAATTAATTAAAGAAATAAAAGGATGCTAGAAGTAGCATCCTTTTTTGTTTTACTTTATATTTATATATAAATTTATAATGTATGATTTCAGACGAAAGAATTAAACAGATAATAAATGAAGAGATAAGCAAAACAGATGTAGAAGCTATCGTTTCTCGCAAGATTTCATCTTCATATGACTCAAGGGATTTCAAGAAAGCAGTTAAGGAAGTTACTGCTGATGTGATTGAGGATTTGTTTAGGACTCTTTGGAATCGTAGTAGCACATGGAGAGGGGGAGTAACCAGATGAAAATAGTACACTTAAATGAGTCAAAGTTTAATGCTATTCTTGAAGAGAAGAAAGAACTCCCATTTCAGACGTTCTATGAAGAGGTTTTGAAGTTTATAAAGGGTTTACTAAATGACCCAATCGGAACGAAACCAAGCGAGATATTGAGGGATTATGGCTTACATAATGGAATGTTGAGAAAAAGACTGTTGGATTATGGGGTAATTACAAAGGAGGAAGATATACGTGAGCCTTATGATGAGACGGATGGAAATCAAGAATCAAGATATTATGTTAAGTACAGTGTTCCTAGGGAGAATTTCAAGGATAAACTAAGAAAGTTGCATAGCAGTTTGACATCAATAGCTGAAGCATACCATACATCAAAAGGCTTAATGCTGCATAAAAATGAATTGGGAAATGATTTAACTATGAGAGGTCAAATCGACACAATGCTAGCTTCACCATTGACAATGGGGGTAATTAGTAGTGAAGATGCGCCTGAATATGTTAAGCAAGCAACTGACATATATAATAACAAAATAAAAAATAGAAAAATATGAAACAAAAGATTAGAACACTAGACTTTTATGGATTTGATGATGGCAGTATAACTAAAGATGGTAGTAATTTCGTAAAAAACCCAGAAAATAGTGGTGCTACAATTTCAAAAAACGGAGAGTATAGAGTAATTAACCGAATAGGCAAATAATTAATATAAAACGTTTTATAATACAATGGATAAGAAACCAATTAGATTAACAGAACAAGACCTTCATTTCCTTGTTGAGAATGCTGTTCAAGCATATCTTACAGAGAACGGAATAGATGAAGGATTTTTCGGTGGATTAGGCGCACTTGGTTCAAAATTTGGTAATCGTATGAAGACTGCTGGACAGAACATGTCTAATGCTGCTAGTCAGAAATGGGGTCAAGCTAAAAATGCTATGGGTCAAGCAGCAAATGCTGTTGGACAGAAGATGAATCAAGCTGGTCAAGCAATGGGTCAAGCATATAACAATGCAAAGAACACCTATCAGACTGGTTCAGCAAACCAAGACGCACAGAAAGCAATTCAGAATGCAGTTCAAGCACTTAATAACCTAAAGGCTGCTGACCAGAAGCTTCAGAGTATGGGTCAGTACAGTGTTATTGGTAAGCAGATGGGCTTAATTGATAATCTTATCAAGGTATTGAGCCAAGGCGGTGCAACAAGTGTTAGTGGAAGATTCCAGAACAGAAGAAATGCATTCACCAACTAATTAACCAAATAGAAAACTAAAAAAACTTTTTGATTTAGGTGCATTCTCAGTCTTTTTGAATGAGGATGCATCTTTAGTTTTTGTAATATTCAGTCCATATTTTTCGTTTAATTCATTGGCAATTTCCATAAATTTTTTACCATGAGCACCATTGTCTTTAATTCCATTCCATGCAATGTAGTAGTGTACCATTTCATGTACCATGATTTCGATAAAGTCTTTTTCATCGAAGTCAAAGCAGTCAGAGAACATAAGCATCTTGTATTCAAGAGGCTTTTTTGCTTTGTTTTTGCCATTGTTTTTTCTATACTCAAAACGAGCTAAGATGCTTGTCTTATTGATAAGACCAAACTTAGGCATAGGGAGTTCGTGATTGAAATATTTCTTATTACACTCACTGAACATCATTGGCATTGTGTTAAAATCTGCAATCATTGTACTATTTATTATTTGTTATCTTTCTAATGCAAAGGTACGAAAAAATATCGAGATAGCCAAAATATAATTGTTAAACTATGTTTAACGATTAATTTTGGTACGACTATAATATTTATATATAAATAAATGCGTTCATATGAGAAAAATTATAAGATTGACTGAATCTGATTTACATAATATTATAAAAAAATCAGTGAATAGGGTTTTAAGAGAATCAGAGTATCTTGATGCTGAACCTTATGATATTGATGTTTTTGACCACACATATGATGATGATTTTGATAATATTATGTCTGATTATTCAAAGATGCCAGATGGATATGACGATGATATTGACCCATTACATTTGGATACAGATAGAATTGCCATGCTTAACAAAAACTATGAAGCAGAAGCATTCCCATATTTGAAGGGTGTACAGAATAATGCATCTTGGCAAGCATTTGATGACGATGTGAGAAGAAATCGTGATATGTGGGAGTCAATAATCAGAAACTCTATTAACAAAGTACTAAAAGAAGATGGTGAAATTGGAGGCGGTGGTGCTACGAACTGTGTTGGCATCAACGTAGGTGGTGCTGCTGGTCAAGCTAAAAATCATATTGATGCTGCTCCTTTCAGCAATAAGCCATTGAAGCAGAAGCATAATCTTGGAAATCCAACAACAAAGAAAGCTAACATGGTTGACATTACGCCAGCTTTGGATAGAACTCCAGGATTCTCAATGGGTGAACGTGTTGGAGGTAAAAAGAAATAAATTATGATAGATTACGAAGCAAATGCAGATACCATTAAGAAAGTCAGAGAGATAAGCGATAAACTTAATGAAGAGACTGATGGTAAAGCTAGGACAAAATTAATGTTTGAGCAATTATTAAGGGGATTATACATAAATCAATTTAATTAAATAAATTATGGTAACAAAAATTAGTGTAGGCGAATTGAGAAGAGTTATCAAGGAAAGTCAAAACGAATTCAAACCAGTAGTTTTTGGAAATGATGAGTCAAAGAAAATCAACGACAAGGCTTACAGCGACATTAAAAAGGAAACCGACAATTATGACGGTGGACTTTCTAAAGGAACTAAAAAACTTGGAGGTGGCATAAGTGCAACCGATAATAAAGGTATGCACGATTTGGCTTACGACAATATCAGCAAGCCTTTTAAGGACAGAATCAAGTCCCAGATGAAGGGTTATGTATCAAAGGAAGCTGAAGACAAACACAAGAATGATGAGTTTGGAAACGCTACATTTGACAAAGATGAGAACATCTACAATGCAGCCAAAGAACATGCAAAGGCAGTTAAGCAAGGAAAAGATACAGCTGCTGAAATTGGTCTCACTGGACGTGAGCTAAATAAAAATGACATTGAAAAAAATACGGAAACAATGGAAGAATCTAAAAAGATTAAGATGCTATCCTTCAAGAACACTAAATTTATTTCAGAAGGCCATATGATGACTATGATACCAGATGAGTTTAAGGTTGAAGGTAAGAGATTTATTATGAGAGACGGTGCTGATAACCAGTATTTGGTAGAGTGGACAGCAAAAGAGCCTAACGTAACTAAGAAGCTTAATATGACTCTAGTAAATGAGCAGAATGAGAGAATAAAACAGCTTTGGGGCTATAAAAGCGCAGAAGCTAAAACATCAACTTCTAATTTCAGAATCCAGGAGGATAAGGAATTTGCTGATATGGTCAAAAAGGCTAGAAAGTTAATAGATTAATAATGATTTAATATTTGTATTTTGAAATGAAAAACAATGATATAAACATTAATATCAGCCCAAAAGAGGATAAAAAAGAACCAGTTTATACACAAGTTGGTAAATGGTTTACAAGTACAATCGCAAATGCAAAATGGACTAAAATAATTAAAGTTTACTTCGTTACGTTTTTCTTTCTAGCCACCGCATTGACAGCATTTTATGCTTATAATATTGTTAAAAATGAAGAGTTCATTAAAGAGACATCACATAAGATTGTAGAAAATTCTAAAGAAGAAGAAGATTTAAGAGATTTTGTTGTTACTCCAAAAGTTCAACATGATATAGAGGTATTACTTTATACATTGGGGGCAGATAGAGTATTTATTTTTGAACTTCACAATGGTAAAAAAAATATGAGCGGATTGCCTTTCAGATACGCTGATATGTCATACGAAATAACAAATAGGGAAAAAGGAGTTGTTAGGTGTTATCAAAAATTCCAAGATGTTCCATTAAATATGTATACATATCCAAATTATATGTATAAAAACAAATTCTTTGTGGGTACTATAGATGAAATAGAGAGTGTGGATTATGAATTTGCAAAATCTATAAAAGAAGAAGGTGGAAAATATGTTTCAATGGTTTATTTAAATGGTAGTGAAGGACCTATTGGCTTTCTTGGCATTACGTTTCATAGTATAGAGTCTTTGCCTTCAGATGATTTAATCACTTCTAAACTAAAATCTTATGGTAACACAATTAGTGAACTTCTTGATTTACAAGTACAATTAAGAAAAAGAAAAAATATAAGCGAAAAATGAAAAAACTATTTAAGGAAAAATGTTTTTACATAGTGCTTGCATTGTTTTTGGTAACGTGCGGTTTAATATGGTTTTCAAATAAACAATATGAATCTTCTAAAAAATTAATAGAAGAGGTAGAATATTATGACAGTTTGAATAACTATAACAAAATATATTACAGTAAAACATTTAAGGAATTAAAAAAAGAAAATAAAGAACTTTATGATTCTTTAAAGCAGTACAAAGATAAAATTGATTTCATTGTACAATTTACTCACGAAAAAGAATATGAAACTGGTAAAATAGAAACTAAACCGAATATTGTAGACAGCATAGTGTTTGATACCATTAAGATTAGTGAGACATTGATGGCAAAAACATATGAGTATAACAGTGAGCCAAATGATACTTTTCAATATAAGTTAAATGTAAATTCGTATACAGAACCCAATTGGTATTCTTTAAATGTTAGAACTAAAAATAAATTTACAATAGTAAACAAAGAAGAAGGGGGAATTAATCATACTACGATTGGTTCTAATAATGGTGGAACTATATCTGATGTGACATTATTTAATAAAAAAGAAAAAAAGAAGTTTTTCAGCAGATTTAGTATAGGACCATCTGTTACGGCTGGTTATGACGTAATAAATAAACAATGGGGAATAATGGCTGGTGCTTCAGTTACGTTTGATTTGACAAAATAATGGTAGATAAACAAAAACAATTTGAACTTATCACTAATGGTAATCCATTCAATTCAGAACTAGGAAATCATACATGGATTAAAGATGTTTCTGATATAAAAACATATGAAGAGGTTTGGCAAGAAGAAGGTGAAATATATGGAATAACTCCAGATTTTTCAAAAAAAGACGCAATAAATGCGTTAAATAGCGGAAAAATTGTGGTGTATAGTTCCTATCCAATTAAAAATGGTACATTTGTCACACCATCTAGAATGGAAGCCATGAGTTATGCTGGTAGTAATAAAGTTTATAGTAAAGTTGTTAGTTTAGACGATGTAGCTTGGATTGACCCAACACAAGGTCAATATGCTAAAACTAATATAGTAGAAAATAAAACACACATGAAAAAAATTATAAGATTAACAGAAAGCGATTTGCATCAAATAATCGAAAACTCTGTTAGGCGTATTTTAAAAGAAGATTTCAACCAATATTCAGACGGTGATTTTGCTAGCACTGGTGACCCATATGAAATGGGCGATGATGATATAGACCCAATATCAGATGTATCGCATATAAAACCAGATGATTTAAGAAAAGTATATGTATGGGAAACAGGAGATTCATATTATGAATTTGAGGCTGATTATGGAGAGGGTATGTCAGAAGCAGTGTCATTCAGAGGAACATTTGACGGAGACTTCCAAGTTGACGATGTAGTATTAGGACATAGCGGTTTTGGACATCAAATGAATCCAAATGATTTACACACATCACAATTTGAAAATTGGTTTAATAGCACACTTGGTGAGCAACTTGCTAGAATAATATATACAAAGATTAAATCTGGCGATTTTTCTAATGATGCAGAAAGTGGGTATTAATTGATGATAAATGCTTAACAACACTTTAATTGTTAAGCATTTTTTTTATATTTTATAATGAATATGATATTTAATTAAACAATTTTTATTTAACATGGAATTTAAAAAAGGTAGTGTAGTAGTAACTCACGATGGAGAATATATTTTGAAAAATGTAATGACACTTTATAACCCTTTTAATTTGAAGCCAGTTAGTGTTTTCATTGTTGACAATAATGGGGCTGAAAGGTCAATTACAGAGGATAAAGTCATTACAGTTAAAAATAATCATTTAGAAAATATTGAAGAGCCATGATAGTCAGTTTATTATTAGAATTAAAAGTGTTCTTGTTCATTATGGCAATATTTGTTGTATTGGCAGGAATCTTGCATACAGTTACAATCTTCAGATTGAAGAAGGGTAAACTAGTTTCTTCAGAAAGGGGCTTGGCATTATTTGGTGCTGCCGTTGCGTATATAATAACAATGTTAATTTGTGGTTTTTAAATGAAAACGTTACAAGAGAGAATGAATGACATGAAGCCTTATTTTCGTGGTATTGAAATGTATAATGAGGCTTTAATGGTTAAGGTTGTGTATCCAAATAATTGGCGAGCATATCCAAGTGATGATGGTAGAATTAAAGTTACGCCAAGTGACGATAAATCTAGCAATGTTACATATTATTATGCTGATTCAAAAGATACTACATACGAGGAAATGTTTGACCTTGTTGAGCAAACAATAAAAGCAAACCAAGACATTGTGCTTAAACTTAAACTTCTTAAGGATAAAGTAGAAGAACTGAAAGAATTATTCCAGAATACGTCTTATGATGACCTATTGAATCTACAGTTTGTAATTGAAAAACCTACGAAGCCTAAGAGGAAATATGTAAGGAAAAAGGTGAAGGTAAATGAAGAGGCTAAACAAGAAGAGATTATGGAAAATAATGAAACAAATGAAGAAATAGACGATAATGATTAATATTTTAATTTACATTTTGTTTGCCTATGGGTTAAGCAATCTATTGGTATTCGGAATGGGGCCTTATGATTTGTTAGATTGGATTAGAAACATGGCAAAAAAAGTATTTGGAAAATTAGGTAATATGTTAGATTGCATGATGTGTACATCTTTCAATATTGCGTGGGTTACATCTTTGCTTAATTTGCTGCTGATTCCAACATTGCCAATGACACCTATGCTTATATTATATGGAACTGTTTTACCTTGGTACGTTATAATATTTTGTGATGCTTGTATCACTAGTGGAACAGTATGGCTAATAAATACATTACAAGAAGCATTAGAACGAAGTAATACTTATGGACAAGGAAATGAGTAGGGAAATACAAACTCTAGAGAGTGAGAAACGTATGGATAAATTAGCCTTAAAGGGTCACCAGTGGACTATCGCACAGAAGCTGAATAGCTCAATGGGTCAAGATATGAAAGACGTTCTAGAGGGCAAGAAACAAGTTAAGTTCTCACTATGGAGAAGAATAAAAAATGGTTTTGATAAATGGTTATGGCATTTAAGTTTGGAACAATGAGTATATTTGAACTAGGTCAGTTCATATCATCGAAATTGAAGGAAGACGGTGTTACAATACAGTCAGAATTGACTGTTTATGTGACTAGTGAAGAATTCAAAAAAGTAGATGAGGATTTATACTACAGGAATAGAAAGGATGAGTCTCAAGAGTTTATTCCGTCTGAGGGTGAAATAGATATAAACTTTGAATTAGTTAAGATAATAATTAAAGAAAAAGGTGAAGATTAGTTCTTCACCTTTTTTATGGTCGTGTACTTGTTCTGTTTATTTTATCATACAATTTATTTTTTAATATTCTCGTATTTTCGTTATAATTATAATATATTAGATTTACATCGTTAGTTTTACATAAGATGGCTTTTTCTTTATCCCTTGCTTTGGTTTCTAATAACCTTTTTTCTCCACCAAAAAAATCACTAGGAATAAAATGCTGTTTACCTTGGCATTCAATTGCAATATTATAATCTGGAAGATAGAAGTCTAAACTTTTTTTACCTAGCCAATCAAACATTTTTTGATATTCGAATCTTATTTTATTATTTTCTAATAATATTCTAGTCTCTTCTTCTAATTTACTTTCACTACATAGTGGGCATCCTTGCCCTAAAAGATGTTTGTTTGGTGCTTGCAAAAACTCTCCATGTATAGGACATATAATGCAAATTTTAGTTTTTGAATTTACGTATTCTACTTTCGAATAGTTATACTTATCACCGTGAACTTTCTTCGATTTTTCAATGAAAAAAGCAGTAGTAAACTTGTTTTTATTTGTTATATTGTCAATGCTACATTTAGGACATCCTTGATTAGAAAGGTGGTTATTTGGGGTTTGCCAAAATTCTCCATGTTTAGGACATATTATACATATTTTTTCTTTTGACCCTTTATATTCTACTTTTGAATAATCATATATATCACCATGAATTTCTTTAGCTTTTTGTATAAAAATATTAGTGTCTAATTTTTTTGTTCCGCTACATTTTGGACATCCTTTACAAGAAAGATGATTATGTGGTGTCTGTAAGAATTCTCCATGTTTAGGACATATTATACATACCTTAGTTTTACTATCAATATATTCTACTTTTGAATAGTCATATTTATCCCCATGAACTTTCTTTGCTTTTTCTATAAAACTAATCGTATTTAATTTTTCTGAATCAAAATAACATTTTTTACATTTTCTTCCACGTAAATGATTATGTGGGGTTTGCCAAAATTCGCCATGCTCTGGACAAATTATGCAAACTTTGGTGTTTGTATCAATATAATTTACTTTTGAATAATCATATCTATTACCATGAATTTTTATAGCTTTTTTTATAAAATCTTTTGTTTTCATAATTTTATTTTTCTTAATAATAAATATTATGAAAATTAAAAAAAGGTCTTGTTTTTTATCATTTTATTTTTTAATGGAACACCACTACGGTCTTGTTGAGTTTCTGTTTATCTTGGTGCGACTCCAATGGGTTAAATTTTGTATTTTATCAATCCAATCCTTTTTATATTTGCTGTGGGCAATATCACCCATAAACATCACATATTTCATTTTCCTATTGGCGCACCATTTCTCCAATTGGTTATAGAACCTTATGGAGTCTTTTTTGTTTTTACAGATAACTATCTCTAATTTTCCATTACATTCAATCAATACTTTATTTAAATAAACTTGAATTGATTTGAACATATATTTGTTTTTGGAATCCTTGGAAATGAAGTTATCGAATATCCAATCAAATGTTTTCCTCTGTAACCTTGGATGGTAGCCATATACCCAGAATGTTTCCTCAATATTATAGTTTGCACGGTCAATAACAATCCAATCGTCATCGGAAGATTCGTAGTTGGTAAACTGGCCATATTCATCCCTAACCTTATTAACATCTTTATCTCCAAACTCTTTACATTTAATGATTACCAATTCATATTCTGACTCTACCATTACATGCTCCAAGTTGTTATATTGAACTGGGAATGAAACCTTTTTATTCTCTTTTAATATCTCGTTAAATTTCTTGTATATTTTTACCTCTGTTGTGTCACTACATATCGTCCTCAGTTGTTTGCCATGATTAACTAAAATAATGCTGTATATTTTCTTTTTATTTCTACGAGCCATATTTTTTTTTAAAAAATAGTATAAATTAAAAAAAATTAAATGAAAATTTGTTTTTTTAACCTTTTTTATATATCTTTGCAAAAAAGATGAAAGTAGGAGACATTGTAGAGTACATAGACTATTGGAAAAAAGGTAGAGAATGGTATCTCTACAGCCTCAGTAAAGAAGATTTATGTACTATTGTGATATTGAGGGATGGTAAGATTACCAATGAGAAAAACGGTGAGGAAAGGCTGAATGCTAGCATCGTTAACCTAAATATAGAAAAAATAAGACTTATAAAATAACAATTCAAATTATGGCAAAAATTTTTAAGACATCTGATGATATTGCCGAACTTGCACAAGATAAATTTGAGGATACTGGTCTTGCGCAGATGGGAATAAATTTAAAAGTACTTTCTGTAACAAAGTCAAAAAACGTTCTTAAAGTTTCTAAAGCTGGTGCTATACTTCATGATTTGACTGGAAAAGATGTAATACTAGTGGTTTATGAGGAAGCATTTGATAGACTTTCAGATGAATATAAGAATAGACTTATGGAAGGTGCTATAAGTAATATTAGCTATGACACAGACAAGGATAAATTGAATGTTGAGACTGATATTGCGAAAGAGCTTTTCAGAATGCGTAGAAAGTATGAGAACTATATAGACATAATGGAGGCTTCATATCTTGTAATTAACCAAATTGAGGAAGAGGAAAAGGAGAGGAAAGAAGCTGAAAAAGCTCAAAAAGCTGCCGCTAGAGAAGCTAAAAAGAAAAATCAATAATGGCAAAAGTAATTGGAAAGGCTCCAGCCCCAAGGGGTCACAAGAGCAGAAAGAAGAATAAGGTTAGGGAACAAGCCTTTAGGGAGATTGCAAGGCAATATCCAAATCTAGTAGATTCTGAGGAAAAGAGAAAGGAATTGATGAACATTATCAGCAACGTTGATGTGGCGGTTGATGATACTGGTCAGATGAGAATGTTCTATAAAGGAGAAGAGCAAAAATAATGAGTAAAAAAAATTAACAATGGCAAATTTAAACACTAAATGGCTGAATCTTGTCTTCATCATTGACAAGAGTGGAAGTATGTACCCATCAACACAAGATGTTATTGGTGGTTTCAATAAGATTATTGATGAGCAAAAGGCAATTAAGGATGGTAAGGTTACTGTATCACTTTATACATTTAACGAGAAGGTAACTGAGGAATATCTTGGAATTGACATTAATGACATCAAAGAGTTCAAGTATAATGCAGGTGGTTCAACTGCAATGAATGATGGTATCGGAGTTGGTATTGACAACGTTGGTAAGTGGCTTCATGCAAAGGATGTAAATGGCGAGGAAATGCCTGGTAAGACACTTGTTGTTGTTATGACTGACGGTATGGAAAACGCTTCTAGAGAGTATAGCTTGAAGACAGTTCAAGAGAAGATTAAGGAGCAGACCGAGAAGTATTCTTGGGTGTTCATGTATCAAGGCTGTGACATCACCACATCTAAGGCTGCTGATGAGCTTGGATTTAAGTTCAAAACATATTCATCAAGGAAGAAGTTCGCTAATAACTACGATGTGATTAATTGTGCTGTCAGCAGCTATAGAAGTATGGCGAATACTGGTGCATCACTTGATGCTGCAACATTATCATTCTGTGACACACTTAATGAAGAGGCATTAAAGGCAACTACAGATTACGAAGCAGAGATAGGACAGAAGATTTCAACAAATTAATTTATAAGTGGGGGTTGTGAAACTCAACAATCCCCATTAAACATTTAAATTATGAGTGATATAAAGTTACTTGAGAAAATAAAAAGCTACGATAAGGATTGGTGCTATCAGTACCAGAAGAGGCTAGATACATTACAAGAGGATATGGATAAATACGGATGGACTGATGATGACATCAAAACAATTTCTCTTGATGATTTTACATTCTCTTACATTGATTCAGTAGAAGATAAGAAAGAAGCAACTGAATTTATTAAACGCTATGAATGGTTAGGTACTATAGGCTCTTTTCCAACCCATTGGTTTACAGCTAGATATAAAGGTATATTGGGCGGTGTTGTTATTATGGGTATGCCAAATGCATTTAGCAAACTAATGGGTGAAGATACAAAGAATATAGAAAGGCTGATTGCTAGAGGGGCATCTGCCTCATGGTGTCCATTTAACTTGGGCAGCAAGTTTGTTATGTGGTGTATAAAGTGGATGGTAAAAAATACTCCATATAGGTTGTTCACTTGTTATAGCGATGTCCAAGCAAAGGAGATAGGAAGTATATACCAAGGTCTTAATTTCTATTATTTAGGTCAAGGAAGTGGAACATCTGTAAGGTGTGTCAATCCGTATAATCCAAATGTAATGATTTCTGACAGAGCATTTAGGGCTAGGAGCATGTATAAGAGATATGCAAAGGATTTAGGTATAGAATGGCAGAAAAATTGGAATAACGACCAATCTGTATTGTGGGAAAATATTCCAGATGATATAGAAAAACGACTTAGGGATTATTCAAAAGAAATGTTCAATAAGGCTGAGAAAATTTATTTTCCAAGTAAGCATAAATACGCATTCCTTCTAGGAAGAGACAAGAGGGAAACTAAAGCTCTTAGGAGAAGGTTTCTTGAGTTGAATAAAACATACGAATATCCGAAGGAGAGGGGAAAATGAAGTTGCATTTCAAAAAACCTATTGTTGTAGTAAGAGATAGAAATAACATCAATGGATATACTACAATTTGGGACAATGCTACTAGTGTAATTGAAAAAGTTTTGGAGAATGTTGGTTTGATTACAGGCCAAGATATACTGAATGCTATAGCAATTTTTAATCATGACAATATGACTAGTTTTACTATTGATGATTTCGCTGTAATAGTGCATAGTAATGACACATTATGAAACTGTTAACTGACGAGGAAATAACATATCAGTACTTAGCGAATAATATAGCTATTGAGATTGATAGAAACATATTGGAAGCCATGAGGCTTTACGGAATACATGGACTTGAAGTTTGAAAAAAAGAAAGGTATTGTATTAGGTAACTATATGCCAATGGATGACCCACCACAGACGTTAGAAGAGGCGTTGAGCGTTTTTGTTGGTGAAGTTGACAATGCAGTTACTAGGTCAAGAATACGGTTTACCCTAGATAGGTGGAACATGATACACGGCACAGATGTAACAATGAATGACTTAAATTTTAATTAATATTGAGAAATGAAAGATTTAACAAAAGATTTTAGAAAGTTTGCGCTTAGTAATACTAATGCAAGAGCTAGCGTTTTGGATGACCAGATTAAAAAGGCTAACAACATACTTACTCCTTACATCCTAGAGGAAAGACAGTTGAATGTTGCGACCTTTGACGTATTCTCAAGATTGATGTATGATAGAATTATCTATTTCACTGGAGTTGTTGACGATGATTCATGCAATACAGCAGTAGCACAGTTGCTTTATCTATCATCAGTTGATGAAAGAGACATCAGTATGTATATTAATAGTGGTGGTGGTTCAGTCGTTGATGGACTTGGATTAGTAGATACTATGAACTACATCAGTTGTGATATTTCTACTACTTGTATTGGTATGGCGGCTTCTATGGGTTCAGTACTGTTAAGTAATGGCGCAAAGGGAAAGAGATTCGTTCTACCTCATAGTAGAGTGATGATTCATCAAGTATCCTCAAGTCAATCTGGAACTCTTGCTGACCTTGAAATTGAGATTGAGCAGACAAGAAGATGTAAAAACGATGTATATAAGATTCTAGCAGATAACACTGGTCATACATTTGAAGATATGGAAAAGCTTTGTGACAGAAACAATTGGTTTATAGGTCAAGAGGCAGTCGAATTAGGCATTGCAGATAAAGTGTTAATTTCACCTAAAAATAAGTGATTTATTTGGATTTCCCATTTTAAATCTATATATTTGCACTGTTATGAAGAAGAACAAATTATTTTTACCTCCTTTCAATTATGATAATAGTGTTTACACAATAGATGGTGTAGTACCATTAAACCTATTTCTAGGAGGTACAATTGATAATGGAAGCTCTTTGGATTGGCAGAAAACATTAGTGGATGAACTGAATCTTAGTGATACGGTTCATCCTATTATGATTTATAATCCAAGGAGAGAGGATTGGCCAGATAGTAATGATAATAACGAAATTGAGAAACAAATCAATTGGGAGTTGTATCATCTTGAGAGGGCTGACCTAATTGTTATGAATATATTGGGTAACTCAAAGTCACCAATATCACTTATGGAGTTAGGACTATTTGCAAGAACTAAGAAATTAATTGTGTTCTGCAACCCTAATTTCTACAGATATGATAATGTGAGAATTGTGTGTAGAACATATAATATTCCATTATATAACACAAACGACATTTTAGTAATTAAGAAAAAAGTATTGGAGAGAGCTAATGAAGACGCTGATATAATATATTCTGGCAGTGTATATGGTTCTCCGTATTATCAACAGTAGTTATGTTTAAGAATTTAAAGCAAATAAAATATAGAAACTTAAAAATATGGTTAGTTGACCAGATTAAAAGGAAGAGGTGGTTTACTAATTTCTTTATCACTCGTAATGCGTGGGGAGCATTTTCAATCAACTCACACATCAACCAACATACTGGTCAACCAAAAGTAATGTACAATAGCGTTAAGTCAGCACAGAAAGCTGCTGATAGCATGTCAAAGAAACGTGGTGTACATTTCTCGTTCTACAAGTGTCTGTTTTGTGATGGATACCATGTAGGAAAAAATAGAGAAAATAAAATAGAAGGTTATGATAAAGTTTAAGAAGTTTACAGTAAAAGAAAAGAGTACATTTAAATATTGGTATTATCATTGGTTAGCTTTCAACTATACAGCATGGAAGTTAGGTGTATGGAAACCTAAATGGCTTTTACATGATATTGAGAAGCCTTGGCTTAAACTTATTTGGGGTGATTATATGCGTGTAAGACAATGGCATAAGTACCACAACAGCCATCATATATTCTATGGTAGAAGAAACGGCATGAATAAGATTGATTGGCTTGGTGCAGTTATAGATTGGGAATGCAGTCACCTTACCAAATGTGTAGCTGTAAGAAATGGTAGGGAAGAGGTTGATTACCTTATAAGTGATAAATCAAAATACACAAAAGACGAAAAGGAAGAGATAAGAAAAAACTGTTATCCAATATTAGATTATCTTGGATTATGATAATATTTGAAATACTACCTCTAGTATTCATTGTGGGTACTGAATATGCCATATATTATTATGTGACTAAAGAATATGACAATATTAACAAAAATATTAAAAAATATTGAGTATTTTTCGAAGTTTGTTATATTTATAATACAAAGAAATAATTTTAATGAAAAAAATAATTAGATTAACTGAGTCAGATTTGCACAATCTCATTCAACGTAGTGTTGAAAGGGTGTTGCGTGAGCAAAATGATACTTTGTTCTTGCAAGACATTGCTCAATGTATCGTTCAAAAGGGTGAAATTGACGTAAATCCTGGAGAAAACGATTTGGAGGTGGAATTGCAAGATGGACGATTAGTATATATAAAATACAATGTTTTATGTAGCCCATACTTACAGCAAGGAATGAAAAGCAACAGCTACGATGTGCCAGATGACCCAGATGAAATAATTGATGATTGGGATGTAGAAATCATAGACATCTGTTTATATGATTATGATGACAATGAGGTTACAATTAATGATAATGGAATTGTTAAAGAATCATTAAAGCGTGTATTACAGATTGATTACAGTAACTATGATGTTCCAAGTGAGGAAGATTATTTCTTTGATGAAAACCCTTATAATGAATAATAACGTTATTAAAAATATATAAAAAACTATGGCATGTGGATGTAGTAAAAACAAAGGAAATAGTGCTGCTGCAAACAAGGTAACAGCACAAACAAGACCAAGTAGACCACTTAGTGAGGGTGGAAGAATCAGAAGAGCAGAGAAGAGAATTATTCGTTAAAAAGCTCTAAAATATTTGGTTAATTAAAAAATTTTTCATATCTTTGCATCGTGAATTGGGAAACAAACTCAGTTTACGATGCTAATTTTTTTATAAAAATGATTAAAGTAGAATTTACAAGTACATTTGATAGTCCAAAAAATTTTGGCATTATATGTGAAAAACTTGGTATAACATATGAAAAAGACCCAAATTATAAACAACATTTTTTTGGGTGTGACGCTCCTGATGTGGGGTACATAGTAGATACTGATAATTTTCAAGAAATTAAAAAGTTAGCAACTAAAGATTTATATGTTGAAAATTTAATCGAATATTAATAAAATTAGCAACCGAGGCGATTATAGGTGTGTGGTAGGAAGGAGACAGATATGGTCTCGTGTAGGTTGCAAAAATAAACAACGTAGAGCGTTACCTAAGAGACAACAACGTTGTTTTATAATATGGCTCTGTGCTGAAATTGGTAGAACAGGCTGGTCTCAAACACTAGTGTCCGAGAGGACGTGTGGGTTCGACTCCCACCAGAGCTACAAATATACCTTCGTGGTGGAACGGCAGACACGCTACACTAAGGATGTAGAGTCCGAAAGGGCATTGAGGGTTCGAATCCCTCCGAGGGTACAATATGGCTCTGTGGCGAAATTGGTAGTACGCATCAGACTAGACCAAGAGAAAGTAGTCTCAGAAATTAGGTTGCTATGGCGAGAAATCCCATAGTAGAATCTCCCTAAAACGGTGGAAGTCCTTGTGTTGAAACTTGTACTCTAACATTGCCTATATGTCGTAAGGGTTGGCTTGCAAGGTAAGCATATAGGTACACTAACCAATAATGTGTAAGGATAATACCGTGCTAAATTGAGAATAATAGGTACAAGAAAAGGAAAAACCTTGTAAGTAAGTCTATTTAACCAATAGTTTATTCTCATAAATGTGTAGAGAGTATATAGGAGATACCTAAGTTGAAATTAGTGAGGGAAGGTCACAGTAGTCCTGTTATAAAACATCGGAAAACCTCCTTGCTTACTTGCAAGAATTTCAATATGGTAAAGATGTATTCCAGACTACAACAAACAAAAGAGAATGGTTCAAATCCATATACGGTGTTCGTTTTACAAAACGTGCTCACGTGGTAGAAGTTGGTATCTACGTTTGTTTGGCTATGGTAACATAGAGTAGTAGGTAAAATCTGAGGTCCAGGAATGGACGTGAGGGTTCGACTCCCTTCAGAGCTACAAAAATATTTAATGTTATGAATTGGAATAATACTGAAAAAAATGAATTACCAATTGTCAAAAATTATGACGATTTGGGAGAAATTGGGTATTTGGCTGCATTTTGGAGTGAAGACCCAAACAATGTTTGTGACGATGATGAACCATATACAGATGAAGATTTAGAAATGGATATTGTCTATTACTATGGAAACAATCATTGGAAAAATAAACGTTGGGAAAAAGTTTGGGTCAAGTATTGGATGGAAATACCACCATTACCATTTGAAAATAATGAAGTGTAACTATCATAATATAAAGGGGATTGGTGTAGCGGTCTGCACGAGTGACTTTGACTCAACAGGTAATGGTTCGACTCCATTATCCCCTACCAATGCAAATTTTTAGAAATATGTCTAAAGGTAAGAAATATAAAACCCCAAAGAGGTTTTGGAACAAGATGCCTCATAAGAAGTCTTGGAAAGCTCATGTTATGAGCAGTGACCATAAAAAATTCAAATGGTTTTTCCGCAAGAAGAAATGGTTTACTGAGGAATCCATAAAGCGTATGGCTATGAGATTCCCTATGTCGCATGAAATTTGGGGTTGGGATTGAAACTGAAATTAAAACAAATCCTATATGTTGACCTTGAAAATAGGTCTTTTTAAATGCTAGTTGTCTGTGAAGATAGCTAGCATTTTTTATTTTTTGAAAATATGTTTATATTTATTCTAAAATTATAAAATTATGAACATATTTAGAAGTGATAAAATTGAAATTGAGTATGATTCTCATGAGAGAGAGTTTACTGTAACCATGTATGACAAGTATGGACACTATATAGATTCAACTAAGATTGATAGGGATGACATGAAAGCATTATATGAATCGTTAAATGAAATTAAAGACGTGTTTTAATTTGCAATTTTAAATTATTTTATATATCTTTGCATAAAATAGATTATATTATGGCAAATATTTTTTTGAAAAAGACTATGGCATCAATGTTGAACATGCCTAGTGACCAAGTTGATGCTATACTGAATGCAGCAGAAGCCTTTAAGGGCAATGAGATAGATAGAAACTTAGCAATTAAGTTATTTGATAAGTTTTCCAAGAAGACTCCAAAGGAGATAAACCAAATGTTGAAATTTGTTGATGAGAATTTCTAATGGAATGTATGTTAGATATTATACACACCTTTGGAATAAATTCTTGAGAAATCTACAATTTCAAATTAAAAACCAATGATACATATATACAACATACATAATGAAGACCATTCCTCAGAAGAGTGCTGTTATTACAATTATATGTTTTTGATGATTTTTTGATTGGTCTTGATATTTATATAAAAAGTCATCAAAATGGATACAAAAACATTTATCGAAAAGGCAAGGAAAATTCATGGTGATAAGTATGATTATTCAAAAGTTGAATATACTAATACCAAAACAAAAGTATGTATAATATGTCCCATTCACGGAGAATTTTGGATTACACCGCATAATCATATACAGCATAGGGGGTGTAAAAAGTGTGGGGATATTATGAAAGGAAAATCTTGGGAAAAAAGGGATATATCGAAAATAAAAAACGAGGCTTTGGAAACATTTATCGAAAAGGCAAGGAAAATTCATGGTGATAAGTATGATTATTCAAAAGTTGAATATACTAATTCTGTAAGTAAAGTGTGCATAATATGCCCTATTCACGGAGAATCTTGGATTACACCTAGGCAGCATTTAAAAGGGTGTGGGTGTAATGAATGTAGTAAAGAAATTTTATCTATTAAAAGAAAAATGGGTAAAGAAAAATTTATTGAAAGGGCAAGAAAAATTCATGGTGACAAATATGATTATTCCAAAGTTGAATATGTTGGTAGCAAAAGTAAAGTATGTATTGTTTGTAAAGAACATGGTGAATTCTTCCAGACTCCTTCTGCACATATAAATTTGAAACAAGGTTGCCCAAGGTGCAATGAAAGTCATCTAGAGAAAAAAATTAGAACGGATTTAAAAAATAACAATATTGAGTTTATTCCAGAATGTTCCAAAGATGTTTTTCCTTGGTTAAAATTACAAAAACTTGATTTTTATCTACCAAAATATAATATTGCGATAGAATGTCAAGGAAAACAACATTTAAATGCCAATGCTTTTTCTAGTAGAGAAAAAAAACGTGATTTTGAACGCCAAATTAAGAATGATGTTTTGAAAAAAGAAAAATGCGAGAACAATGGGATTAAATTATATTATATTGTTGAAAATATAGAGTATACTTTAAACAGTAAAATACCAATCTATAATAAAAGCAATACATTTGTTGATTTGAATGATATATTATATGGGTAAAATAAATATTGTTAATATAAATTTAGAAGATAAAACTTCAGAAGAATGTTATTATTACTGTGGTAGGCATAGAAATAAAGATACAAAGCGAAACGACAATCCTTTAGGTAATCCGTTTACCCATAATGGAGTTAAAACTAGCATTGCAAATCTTTCATTTAAAACAAGGGAAGAGGCAATAGAGGCATTTGGAGAATATTTTGATAAGGCATATGGTGTTGACGAAGAATTAACAACTGCCTTTGATAAAATATATGAAAGCTATAAAAATGGTAAAGAAATATGGTTAGGGTGCTTTTGCAAGCCATTACCATGCCATTGCGATATAATTGCCGATAGATTACAGAGGAAACTTATTAAGGAGAAGTTAGAAGAAAGAAAAAAGTTAAAAAATAATAAAAGTTGAGCTGTATATTTGGTCAGTTCAACTTTTTTTCGTACCTTTGCAGTAGAATTAAAAACACATTGTTATATTATGATTTCGAGACAGAAAACCCTTAAATTGATTAAGGAAAAAGTTGATGCACGAACAAGCGGCAAGATTAAGTTGAAGAAACAGTTTTGGTGTGAGTTTGTTGAGGGTACGTTCCGTCATAAGGAACGCAAGAGAATTATGTCCATGTATAAGAATGGTAATTCTGTATTTTGGATAGACGATGGTTACAGTGTCCGTAATATTAATATGCTTAATACGAAAGACTTGCATAAGATTATGTGGCAGTTGACAACCGATAAGGAGAAGCGAGAGATTGCACTTGAGCATCTTCTTTCATCTAAAACATATTTGGAGGAATAACTATGGCAAGCGGTTATACATCAATGTCCTCTATGGAGAGAGACACTTGTAAGATTACTGTTGGCGGCAAGTCTTATACTATGGTTGAGTATAAGAAGATGCTGAAGGAGAAGAAAGAAGCCGAAGGTAAGAAGGTCAAGAAGCATAAGAAGGCCGTTAAAGAGATTAGTGCTGTTGCAATGGAGGTTGAGAAGATGCTGAAGCCTATCACAACTCTCAAGTCTCTGTCAGCATACTATGACCATGCTTATCGCCAGTGGGGTACAATTGCCAACGAGATTCTTGAACATCATAAAATTCGCCCTCATTTCGTGCGTTACCGTGTGAATGTCAGTGAGCTTTCTAGCCTCGTTGAAGAGGTACAGAAGATGGCTAAGAGAAACGAGAAAGCTGCATACCAGTATGTGGAAAAGATTGCTTGGAAACTTGAGGACATCAAGACCCATATCACCAATTTGATGAATGGTGCTGTTGAAAGCGGACTCATGGAGCTTTATAAGAATGAGGAATGCATCAATGGCAAGGGTAGGAGGCTTGGATTACAGACATTGGCTGGAAAGACATTCAAGGCAATCAGTCAGCTTGAGGATGCCATTGGTACATTGAAGAAGATTGCAGACGATGGTACAGACCCATTCTCTGTAGGAGACCATATGAGTGCTCGAACAAGAGCAAGGTGTTGGGCATAAAAATAAGGGAACTACCGAAATAGTTCCCTTTTATTGTAATGGATGGTCAAGTTCCCCCAATAATATTCCCAAATTCTTTTAATCTCACATTAAAATCTTCAATAAGTGTCTTCATTGTTTCTTGGTCATAGACTCTTCCGTATCTATCTGGTTTATCAAAATTCATCTTCATTGGTATAATTCTAGCATTAAAATAGAATGGATTGTCTTTGAGACATGATATAATTTTTTCTTTTTCCTCACAGACCCCTCTAAAAGCTTCTGTATCGCTTTCGGATAACTCAAACCATTCCCCTATAAGGTTTGATGATTTGAAGTGATTGTGGAGCATTTTTTCAAGTTTGAAAGGATGCTCTGTTTCATAGCTTTCCTTAATGAATAGTTCTGAAGAGTTCCCAGTTTGTAGTTGTTTCAACCTTTTGTTAACATCTTTTGCCTTGGTAGAACCTATCTTATATTTACCTTCTTTACCGATTTCACCTATCAAATAAACGTATCCCATGATAATAATATATTCTTTAAAAAAAATATGGAAAAAATATTTTGCTTTTAAATAGAAAAGGTGTGATTTTTTCAGTTCAGTTTAATAATTATTATTAAACTTAGAAACAAAATGAATAATAACTATGGGAAAATATTTAAGAAAATTTGAAACAAATGCTGACTATAAGTCAGCAAAAGACAGTTTGATTAAACCAAATGTATCATACATTGTGGAAGGTAATACAGTGGAATATGAACCAGTTCCACCACCATTCTTCTGCAAACTAACCTTGAATAATGGTGAAGTTGTTGAACTTGAAGGTAGTGGAGAACTTAAAAGTGCAATGACAAGTTCGTATAAATCCACGCTTGTTAGTGCTGAAATAGGTGCGTTATGTACAAGTATTGGCGCTCAAGCTTTCTATGCTTGTAGTGGTCTTACAAGTATAGAAATACCAAGTGGTGTTACAAGTATTGGCGTTGAGGCTTTCAGTGATTGTAGTGGTCTTACAAGTATAGAAATACCAAGTGGTGTTACAAGTATTGGCGTTGAGGCTTTCAGTGGTTGTACTAGTCTTACAAGTTGTACCATAGGTAGTGGTGTTACAATGATTAGTGAGTATGCTTTCCATCAGTGTTATAGCCTTACAAGTATAGATATACCAGATAGTGTAACAAGTATTGGTCAATATGCTTTCTATAATTGTAGAAGTCTTACAAGTATAGAAATACCAAGTGGTGTTACAAGTATTGGTAAAGCTGCTTTCTATGGTTGTAGAAGTCTTACAAGTATAGAAATACCAAGTGGTGTTACAAGTATTGGTAATGCTGCTTTCCAACTCTGTACTGGTATTACAAGTATAGTTATTCCAGATAGTGTAACAAGTATTGGTCAAAGTGCTTTCAACAGTTGTAGCGGTATGACAAGTGTTACTATCGGTAGTGGTGTTACATATATTTATAATTATGCTTTCGGTGATTGTAAAAGTCTTACAAGTATAACATCTAATAGAAAAACAGCACCTTCAATACAAAATACTACATTCCAATATGTTAAAGCAGGCGGTACTTTAATAGTACCAAGTGGTAGCAGTGGCTATGATAAATGGATGGGTACAGGTAATTGGTATCTTGGAAAATATAATTGGACAAAGGTTGAACAATAACATATCAAGAGCAATCAGCAATGGTTGCTCTTTTTTTCATTTAAAATACTATTTATTATTAAAATAATAATATGTCAAGCAAATATATATTTGCTTTAAAATAATACTAAATAGTAAAAAATTCAAAAGAAATGAGTAAAGACAGAAAAAAACTGTTACACATTCACAGCAGTGTGAATGACAAACAACCAACACCAGCAACCCTTGAGCTTGGTGAATTGGGTGTGAACAACGCAAAAGGTAATGCGTTTATTTCCACAAAGAACAGTGATGGTGAGGTCGTTAGATTCTCTGAGGATGAAACCATTATTGGATGGATGGAACAGAAAGAGGTATTCCCATATGAGGGATATGTAAGGGGTTCTGATGGTAACAAAGGCGTTACTGAGCAAGACCTTTTGAATAATAAATCAAACATCATCATCAAGCTTAATCAAGTTGTTCCAGAGAATACTGATTATAGCCCATATGATGAAAAAGTAAATGGTGCAAAAGACATTTATGGAAATTTAATCAACCCTATCTCTGAAGGTGGCTATCAAGATGGCGCTGGACTTGCTATTGATATGTCTCAGTATGTAATGCAAGGTGCAAATCCATCATTCAGTTCTGTCACAACTACTTGTGGAGCACTTTTTCAAGGCACAACTGAAATTGAAGGACTTGATGGTGATTGTGGTAGTGAGTTTAATGTACATGTTGAAAATGTTTGCATTGATGCAAATGACATCTTAAATGAGTATGGAGCTAATGAATCCAATTTTGGCGTGAGCTGCGATAAAAATTATATTTCAAATGCCACGACTTTAAAGGGTGAAAAAATATTGATTGATTCTCCAAGTGGCGATTCGACAGTAGATATTAAAGCTTGTAGCCACATAAGCGGATACACAAACAATTTTGTTGTCGAAGAGTGTCAAGATGGTAACGGTAAAGTAGAAATAAAAACAACAGACGTTGATGTGTCAGCGAATACCACTGATATTAAATCTTGTGACAGAATTAGTCTTGAATCAAAAAATATCATTTTAACGGACGGTGATTGTGGTAATGGAGAAATCACAATAGAGACAAATGACCTTTGTCTTGCTGGTAATGAAAAAATTAATGTCTACGGTGACGAGACAAATGTAGGACTTGATTGTGATGATGAAATTGTTGCAACCAATACCAACGTATATGGAAAAAACATTTTAGTTTCAGCAACTACTGGTTCAATTTGTGAAATGTCACCTAATGATGCTACGTTATATGGTGCTGTTAAAACAAATATAGGTATTAACTGTAATGATACTGCAACAGCAGAAACTACAACAGTTAAAGGTGGAAAAGTAATCGTAGATGCTTCTACAACAGACCTTGGTTTAACATCAAAACGAGACATTGTTGAATCGTCAGAAAGAGATATTAAAATTACAGCAAATGACAACATTTGTGAAACTGCTGGTAATGAGGCTTCACTCTATGGAGTTAGTGTAACTAGACTTGGCGAAAATTGTGATGGAACAACTAAGACTAGTCAACTTGAACTTGGTGGTGAAAATATTTGTGTAGATGCAACTGACAGAGCAAGTATGTATGGTGCTAATAAGTCAGACCTCGGTATCAACTGTTCTGACAACGACAGAAGCACATTGACAAGAGTTAGTGGTGACACCGTTAATGAGGGTGGTAACATCGTTAATACAAATGCTGAGACTTCAATCAATGAGACAGCACCTACTATTACAGAGTCTGCTTCAACATCAATTAGCGAAACTGCTCCAAATATTACTGAGACCGCTTCTCAGAACATAACTGAAACAGCAGAACATGATATTACTGAAACTGCTAGTCACGATATTAACAATACAGCAACTAACGATATTTATGTAACTGCTGGTAATAAGCTTTGTGAAAATGGTAAGGATTCTTATTTCTATGGGACTAATTCAACAACAATAGGTAAGGGTTGTGATGATACTTTGTCATCAAACATTACATATTGGAGAAATACAGAACCAGTTTGTGACAATGGTGTAGTTGGATTCTCAGCAACAACAGTTGATGGAGCACTTGATGAGGTTTATTACAGAAGTCAAGTTAGCATGACATCAACAGGTAACACAACTGGTATTGATGTTCCTGTTCCAGAGAGTGGTACAAGTATCGTTAGAAGCGGTTCTACAACATATACAATACACCAAGACTCAGATGGCTGTGATAAGACTTATGATTTTACTGTTGATAATACAATAGTATCAATGTCAGCTTATACATATAGTGCTGCCGAAGAGCTTGCTAAGAAATATACATTCTGGCAATATATTGGCGATACAAGAGTTGAAATTGGTGAAATCAATATCCCAAAAGACCACATATTGAAGGATGCTTCAATTGTTAATGGTCATCTTAATGGAGGTACATTTACTCCATGCCCAGCTGGTGATGATACTTGCCATTGGTACATAAAACTTGTTTGGAATGTATTTGACCCATCTACTGGCCACGCAGATGATAAGATTACATATCTTCCTGCTGATGATTTTGTAAAAGACTTAGTTGTTAATAATCCAACAAACAATGGTGTATGCTTAGATATATGGTATGATGGTCAGAAAAAGAACATTTCAGCGCATACTGAGGCACACATGATTCATGGTAACAACAGTACCGACACTAAGTACACTATTACTGATGGATGTAAGCATTCATTAACATCTTACACATTGAATTCAGTAAGTGGTGACGTTAAGACAGCTAATGCTGCAACAAACTGGACATACGACCCATTTGATAAGAAGGTAACAATTACTGCTGCAACTGACGTAAATCATCTTAATAGAAAGACTGTAAGTTGGACATATGGTGACGTTAAGAGTGCTGCTGGCGCATCTTATGACCCAGGTGATGGCGAAGTGAATACCACTAGTAATGAGCGTTCTATGGAATTTATAATTCCTAATAGCATCGACCATCTTAACAAGGGAAGCTTAACCGTTACCCATAATGGATTTAATAATGTGTTTGACTTGGCAAGCGATAGCGTATGGTCATTACCACATAGTTCGTTGACAATTACTTATGGTAATACATGTGGCTTGCAAGATACTAGTTTGACATATGATACTTCCGAGAATAAGAATGTGATAATACCAAAAACGATTAGTGATGTAACTAATGGTGCAATGTCTTATGATTGTACAAGTGATTGTATAACAGTGTCCAAAAACATTTGTATGGACGATTACGATGTGACTGCAAAAGGTTTTTACTCCAAATCAGATGTGAACTTGAAAGAGAACATCAATAATTTGGATTTTAAAGATTATAGTAAAGTTGAAAATGTTGCATTCAAGTCATTTAACTTCAAAAATGATGAGACAAAGACTAAAACTTACGGTGTTATAGCACAAGAAGTACAAGCAGCTGGACTCAATGAAATCGTTCACAAAGACAATGATGGAAATTTAAGCGTTGATTATATATCATTGCTTATTTTAAAAATCGCAGAGTTAGAAGATAAAGTTAATAAATTGTCTGAAGAATTAAAAAATAAATAAATCTGTTAAATAATATTTGGGGTAATATAGTTTGAAAATATTACCCCATATTTAAAACATATATTTTATTATGGCAAATTGCTGTGAAGAATTTAATACAAATTGTAATAAAATAGTTGATATTGCATATTTGAAAGAGTTTTTGCAAGGAACTCCGATAGTTGTAACAACAAGTGTGCAAGATGACTATTGCCCTACTTACGATGAGTTGACCAATGGTAGTATTGTTCCAGTGACAAATGCAAACACTATCACAGATTTCCACGAAGGAATTGACGGAATATACGTAGACCCTAGCGGATATACGGACGCACCATCTAGCAATGATGAGTGTTGCAATAGTAGCAGTGGCCAAAAAAACGTAAAAGCACAAGACTTGTCACTATATTATTATAATCTTACTGATTTTGACGCTAGTTTGAATGTCAACCGTAATGATTTGTGCGGAGCAGAAGCGGAAGTGATTGGTGGGTATAACATAAACAGACACAAGAAATATTTGTCCGTTGATTGTTTGGGGGTTAGCGATAACACCACCAAGGCATTTGATATATGTAATTCACATGTGTCAATTTCTCCTAGTTGTTCAGAAACATATGGGGCTAATGTTTGCGATGCAAGTCAAGCATCTGCTGGAGATGACGTTGATTGTTCGACAGCTGACATAACTCACGATTTTTCAGCTACTCTATCCTACAAAGGTGAAACTTACGGATTTAATGATAGTTTTACGCAACAGGGCATGAGCATAAATATTACATGGGATAGTTCCGCTGCAAGTGAGGAGATTGAAAGCGAAGGAACTAGTGGTCTAGAAGAGATAGGAACTATTAGCCACAGTGATAATGTAACAATTATAAATGCAGAATCAGATGCTGAAGAAGGGGTCGAAGTCTTTATTGAAAGCGATGGCAGAATAATGCTGGATGTAAGCGAGTATAGTGACAGCGACCAACGACAGTTTTCAGTTTCCGTTAGATATACAGCATGTGAAGACTATGTTGCAACTAGTTCACAGTTTACTCAACAAGGAGTACAGCTTCCACCAAGTCCAATCTCAGGAGATTGTTATGAATATGACGGAGGAGGTATGGGTTCTTGCACTAGTCAATATTATGTATGCAAATATCTTTCTGGTGCCTCATCTCATATGAATGATTGGACATACATAGATAAAATGAAATTAAAAGTGGCTGATGACGGTTACTATAACGCGCAAATATTATACTCTGGTTATTCCAAAGATACTAACCAAGAACGAATGAACGCATACATAAACAAACACAGCGTTGCTGCTGCAAATGATGATGAATGGAATGCAGTTTTCCACGTATTCAGTAGCATTTCAAGAACAAACGTTTCGATGTTTGAATCAAATAGCGACTTGATGGAAATAACATTACCTTGCGAAGTGAGCACAATAAGTCAAAGAACTTTCGAGGGTTGCACAAATCTCACAGACATTTATTATGACTATGTAACTAGTATAGGAGAAAATGCATTTTTTAATTGCTCTAGCCTTAGTGGTGTAGATTTGAGTAATGTTGAGACAATCGGTGATAGCGCATTTGAAGATTGTACTGGTTTGACTAGTGTAACTTTATCTACAAATTTAGGAAGTATAGCTAATGGAGTTTTCTTAGGGTGCTCATCTTTGGAGGACATTGGATTGAGTAGGATTAATACAATAGGTGAGAACGCATTTAGCGGTTGCACTAGTTTGATTAGTGTAGATTTGAGCAATGTTGAGACAATAGGTGTGAGCGCATTTGAAGATTGCACTAGTTTGACTAGTGTAGATTTGAGCAGTGCAGATACAATAGATAATTACGCATTTTACGATTGCACTAGTTTGACTAGTGTAACTTTATCTACAAATTTAGGAAGCATAGCTAATGGAGTTTTTTATGGGTGCTCATCTTTGGAGGACATTGATTTGAGAGATGTTGAGACAATAGGTGAGAGCGCATTTAGAGATTGCACTAGTTTAACAAGTGTAACCATTGGTAGTGGCGTTACAGATATTGGTGAATCTGCATTTGATAATTGTAGTAATTTGGAAGAAATATGGATATATGCGGAAGAACCTCCAGCAAAAGGTAGCTACGCATTTTATGGTGCTGATAATTCTACACTTTATGTTCCTAGAGGCACTAAAGACAGTTATGAACAAGATTGGCCAGAATTTATAAACAGAATTGTGGAAATGTCATAATATTTGCTTTAATCCATTGAATATAATTAACTAAAATAATATATTTAAAACATATGATAACATAAATGAATAATTGTTTTAATGTGAATTGTAGCCAATGTGATGATACATTGGTGTGTTGGTTTAATAGTGGTCAAACAATAAATGTCGCCTACGATGTAAGCAATTTTTATTGCCAAGGGTTTGATGGGTGTAGGGCTTTAATTTCAGTAAATGGTGTCGAACCAAACGACTATATTGAAACAAGTCATACTTTTACTGGGTCATCTTTTCTCAATACTACGGCCAATACTGGCTCATATAAAGGTTATGGCGAAGGCGATGAATGCGAAAAATGCGGTTCAAGCTCTAGTTTTGTGATTGATGGCGCACATATAGTAGAATATGGTCTTAGAGAAGTATCTGGTAAGTCATATAGCGTTATAATAGAGGACTCAATGAGTGGACTCGGTGACTTGTTAAGGGTATATATCCCATCTAAAGTTATTTCAATAAAAAAATCGGCATTTAGCAATTGTACAAAATTAGAAGACGTTTTCATTGGTACTAATGTGACGTCAGTTGGTGATAATGCATTTTTGGGTTGTAAAAGTTTAAAAAATATTGATTGGGGTTGTTGCAATAACAATAATAAAACATTGTCATTAGGAAATTATGCTTTTAAGGGTTGCACCTCATTAGAAACTTTAAATATAGAAGATTGCATCAAAACCGCAAAAGACTATTGTTTTGAAGGGTGTACTAGTCTTACTAATTTAATTTTAGGAACTGGCCTTAGAAAATTAAGCAATGGAATTTTTAAGGATTGCAGTAGTTTGTCAGGAGTTTCCATTCCTAGTAATATAAAATCAATTGGTGGCGCAGCGTTTTCAGGTTGTAGTAGTCTTGAAAGTATTGATTTGAGCAGCGTAACTAGCATTGGTAATAGCGCGTTCAAGTCTTGTACTAGTTTGTCTAGTGTCACTTTATCTAATGATTTAAAAGGAATTAGTGGGCAAACTTTTAGTCACTGTTTTAACCTCGCCAATATCAATTTAAATAACATAAAATCAATTGGTGGTTCAGCGTTTGAAGGTTGTGGTAGTCTTAAAAGTATTGATTTGAGCATGGCTGAGACCATAGGTGAGAGAACATTCATTGATTGTACTGGTTTGACTAGGGCTACATTTGGTGAAAATTTGACAACTATTGACGATAATGCATTTAAAAACACAAGAATTGATAAAATCGAACTTGGGAGTAACATATCAAGAATAGGTCAAAATGCATTTGATATTCAAGTCAATAGGACAATAACAATAAAAAGATTAATACCTCCTGAATTAATGTATTATGCGTTAGGAAATCCAGGGACTATTGATAAGATTTGTGTTCCTGACCCATTTAAGTATGAGCAAAATCCTACTTGGGAGGATTATAAAGAGAAATTAGTTAAAATAAATTAATTTTTTTTTTAATAAAGTGGGCAATTATTTTTTAATTGCTCATTTTATTTGTTTTTTTAATATATTTTATATATCTTTGCAAAAATGGTTATGTATCATGGCTAAAAAACTGATAAAAGTAGATGGAGAACCAAAAGAAGTTACAGAAATAAGAAACAAAATATTAAATGAATTCAAAGACCTTGAGTTTATTGAGGAAGGGCATAAATATTTTTTAAATGGAGTTCAATTACCTTCAGTATCGGAGGTCACACATAAATTTTGTCAATATCCGTTTGATACGGAAGCACAAGCGATTGCTTATGCTGAGAAACATGGAGAAACACCACAGCATTGGATTGATGAATGGAAATTTAAGAATCTTAGAGCAACAACAACTGGTACATTGGTACACGCTTATGGTGAATCACTAGGATGGTTGAAGAATGGACACCCAGAGTTGATAACAGAAGATAATAAATGTAAATATATAAAAGACAAAAATTGGCTGATACCAACAAGACCAAAAGAAGAGGCAATACTAAAATTTTACAATGAACTACATCCTAATCTTCATTTTGTACTAGCTGAAACAAAGGTATACTCCAATAAAAGTAAAAGTTCAGAGGTAGAAAGACCTTTTTGTGGAACTTTTGATTTATTAATGTATTATGAAAATAAAAACGATGATTCTAAAAGTGGGTTAGTTGTTCTTGATTGGAAAACAAATAAAGAACTTAAAAAAGATTTTAGTAGAGAAAATGGTAAATTTTTATTACCTCCATTTGGTAATTTATACGAAGAGCCATTATCATACTACACATTACAGTTAAACCTTTATAGTTTATGTTTAGCTGGTATAGGATTGCCACCGATAGCAGCTAGAGTAATTTGGTTAAAAGATGACGGAAACTATGAACTAATACCAATAAATCTTTTATATAAGGAAGAATGGTTTAAGAACGCATTTTAATTAAAAAATCTGTTCATTATAGTAATTTTTTGGTTATTTGATATATTTATAATAAAATTAATATTATGAATAAAAAATTTACTAGAGAAGATTTTATAAAAAAAGCTAGAGAGGTTCATGGTGATAAATATGATTATTCTAAAGTGGACTATTTTGACAGTAGACATGATGTTGTTATTATTTGTCGTAAACACGGTGAATTTATACAAAGGGCAAATAGGCATTTGCAAGGCTGTGGATGTAAAAAATGTTCATCCGAAAAAAGAGCAGTGGATAGTAGTTTAAATACAGATGAGTGGGTTAAAATGGCTAAGAAAGTACATGGTAATAAATACGACTATTCTAAGGTAGAATATAAAAACAGTTATACAAAAGTATGTATTGTCTGTCCCATTCATGGAGAATTTTGGATACTTCCTTATGCGCATGTTAATCTTGGCGAGGGTTGCGCAAAATGCGCTAATACAGAAAAATTATCGAAAGAAACATTTATAGAAAAAGCTAGAAAAGTTCATGGAGATAAATATGATTATTCTAAGGTGGAGTACATCAACTCACGAACCAAAGTGTGCATAATATGTCCCATTCATGGAGAGTTCTGGCAAAGGCCCTCTAGTCATTTAGAGGGGTATGGGTGCAAGAAATGTTCTACTATTAAAAATAGTATAAAGCAATCATCTACCAAAGATGATTTTATAGAAAAAGCTAGAAAAGTTCATGGAGATAGATATGATTATTCTAAAGTAGAGTATAGAAATAATTACACTAAAGTTTGTATAATATGTCCAGAACATGGAGAGTTTTGGCAAACGCCAAACGGACATTTATATAATTTACAAGGATGCCCAAATTGCAAGAAATCTAGAATGGAATGTTACACTAAATTATTATTGGAGCGTAATGGTATTAACTATGAAACTGAAAAAACGTTTGATTGGTTAATATACGAAAATAATATGAAATTAGATTTCTTATGCGGTAAAATTGCTATTGAATGTCAAGGTGGACAGCATTTTGTGACAGTTAAAAAATACGGTGGTGACGAAGGATTAGTAACTAGGCTAGAAAGGGATAAATTAAAATATGAAAAGTGTAAAGAACATAATATACCAATTATATATATAATACCATATAGATATAGAAATAGCAAAGTTTTTAATGATTTTTATAAAGATAAAAATTATATCTTTTTTAAAGACATAGATGATAAATTAGTAGATAGATTAAGAGAAGTGTTATAAATCAAAATATTTATTAAGCATACTCATTAGACATATATAACCAAATATAACAAAAAAAAAAATAAATGGCTAAAGGTAAAATAGTTGTACTTTCTCATTATCTATTTGATGAGAAAATGAGAGAATGGGGGCTGAACAATCAAAATGTAGATAATTTAAAAGATACTGCTTTCATATCTATTATAGGAACTAGAGAATGTTTAGAGTATTATCTTGATGAAGGTAAGACAAAACACTTTTTTATGAATAACCATGAGAATGTGCTAAACCTAGATTTTGATGATATTTCAACTGATGTAGATTATGACGGACACATCTTCAAAACAATGAGGATGGAGCAAGCAGAGAAAGCCGTTGAGTTCATTGAGAATATGGTTAACCAAGGCAGAACAACTTTCTACATTCATTGTAGAGCTGGTATGTCTCGTTCTCGTGCTTTCGGTGAGTTCATCTACAGAACATTCGGAGAGGATTTCGATATAGAGTATGAAGACAGAAACAACTATACAACTATATTGAATCAAGGGGTATTAAGAAGACTTAATCATGCTTATTGGAAAAAGCATAAGATAAATTGCTATGCCAATGGTGAGGATTATGAGGATGAATTAGTACACCCAGAAATAAGAAAAATACACTTATAACTAGTTTCTTATGGATAAAAATTGTTTTAACTGCGCACATTTCCCTAATTGTAGGGTGTTAAGAGGTACGTATTCTGAAAACGATAGTGATGCGGATAGAATAGCATTTCTTGAGAATTACGGTAGTTCGTGTGCGTTTTATTATGGGAGATATTGAATAATGGAGAAGTATAATGGAATAATAGACGAAGTTCTATATTATAGTGAAAGGACAGAAGATGGTAGATGGATTATTCCAATTGAAGTAGATTGGGATTATACACTTACCAAATGCTCTAGTTGGGAGACTGGAGAAATGGTTCTTAATGAAGAGGCTTTTAAAATAATGAGACGTTGGGTAAAGGATTATAACGTAGGTTGGATTCTTAATTCAATGAGACGTGACGAATTATTAAAAGAACCTCTAATAATTCTTGAAAAAGAGGGCGTAAAACCTTATTCTTTAAGAAAGAACCCAAGACAGTTGGATGACGAGCATAATAAGGAGGTCACAAAATCATTTGCTGTGTTCTCAATTGACGATAGAAACGTTGGAACACCAGTGAAATGGCTGGATGGCTGTGACAGACCACACGTAGATTGGGTTGAAGTGGATAAAATAATGTCACCTATATTAAAACATATTAGTGACACCTTAGATAAAGTAAAGTTATGAACGAAAAGTATGTATTAATTAAACCATTTGAATGTAAGTATGGAATATTGCCAGAAGGAACAGAAATTATTGCATTTAGAGGGCAAATATGGGTAAATGGTGGTCCTATACCATCTGGATATAATAGTATATTCCTAGACCTAATTCAAGATTCAAATTATGTAAGAAAAGTAAAGATTCAGAAGAATACATTCTAAGAGGAAATAATAATTCAAATTAAACTATATAGTTATGAGTAAAGTAAAGTATTATCATGCTTGGGCGAAAGCTACAAGTATTAATGGTGACGAGCATTACGTTACAGTTGTGGGTAAGTTTGAACAGTCACGGAAGGAAGAGATTGTTCAAGATGTAGTTCCAGTAGAGACAAAGCCAAATACAATTGTAGATGGCATTTTGACATACGGAGTGAAAAATCTTAACAGAAAACTGACATTGGGTGTGTCAATTTGTCACCCATCTGACACATTTAATGAAGAAATTGGAATAAATATTGCAAAAGGAAGAATTAATAGGGGCCAAGACCTTGGACAGATTGAAACCTCTAATGTAACTATGCTTACAGAGGATGCAATTATGGCAGAAATTCTAGTTAAGTTGAATCATATATGCCAAAATATTGATGGATATATTTCAGAATAATGCAAGATTTGTTAAATAATATTAAAAAGTTGGAGTAACATTTGGTTATTCCAATTTTTTTTGGTATCTTTGCAGTCGAAGAAAAAGTAAAAACATGAAAGATTTGTTTTTAGTGGTTGGTGTAGTTAGTTTATACACCGTTTTATTATATATTGTGTCAGATTATCGCATAAATAAGTTGACAAGATAAAGTTTGGCACAGTATTTGCATAGATATGGGTGTAAAAGAGTTATACGTGTCTGAGGGCAATGTAGTAGGTTCTACATACGTCCTTATGATATTGGAAGATGGTACTCCTATCCTTACTTGGTATATGGGTAATCAGAAAGTTGAAGAAGAAAACCCCATAATATCTAAAAGGTATGATGGCTCTATGAAAATAGAATATGGGGAACAAAATCTTTTCGGTGCTAGACAAGTACTGTGTTTCATTGATTCAAGGGGTAAACTTGAAGAAAGATGGGATAGAATAAAATAATTAAATAAAAATATAAAAAAGTTTATGGGAAAAGTTATTGGAATTGACCTCGGAACTTCAACGTCATGTGTGTCAGTTTTTGAAGGAGGTCAGCCTACTGTTATTGTGAACAGTGAGGGTAATCGCACAACCCCATCAGTTGTGGGTTTTGTTAATGGTGAACGTAAAGTGGGTGATGCTGCACGTAGACAAGCAATCACCAATCCTAAGAATACTGTGTACGCAATCAAGCGTTTCATGGGTATTCCATTTGATAAGGCGCAGAAGGAAGCAGACCGTGTGACCTACAACGTCATTAATGAGGGTGGCTATCCTCGTGTGGACATTGATGGTCGCAAATACACTCCACAAGAGATTTCAGCAACAATTCTTCAGAAGATGAAGAAGACCGCAGAGGATTACCTTGGCACAGAGGTAAAGGATGCTGTCATTACAGTGCCAGCTTATTTTGATGATAGTCAGCGTAAGGCTACTATTGAGGCTGGTCAGATTGCAGGACTTAATGTTCTTCGTATAATCAATGAGCCTACAGCCGCAGCACTCGCTTATGGTGTTGACAAGGCTAATAAGGACATGAATATCGTTGTGTATGACATTGGTGGTGGTACATCTGACGTATCTATCCTTAACTTTGGTGGTGGCGTGTTTGAGGTTATTTCAACCAATGGTGACTCACACCTTGGTGGTGAGGACTTTGACCAAGCAATCGTAAACTACCTTGTTGAAGAGTTCGAGAAGCAAGAGGGTGTAAACGTATCTAGTGACGCTATGGCAATGCAGCGACTCAAGGAAGCTGCTGAAAAGGCTAAGATTGAGCTTTCTACAGCTACATCTACTGATATTAACTTGCCTTACTTGGCTCCAGTTAATGGTGTTCCAAAGCACCTTATGCTTACACTCACACGTGCAAAGTTTGAGCAGTTGACAGAGAATCTTTACAACAAGCTTATTGAGCTTTGTAAGGAAGC